GATATGGGCAAGACCGACACGGAAGGATGGTTTGATTCATGAGCAGACAAAGCAAACGGGCGCGCCGGAGCCGGGACGCGCCGAAGGTGCAGCGCCGCAGCGCGGCCGTGGCCATCTGCCCGGATGACTCTTGGCGGGTGCTGATCGCCGACGGATACAGGCCGCTGAGCCAGTGCCCGGAGGTGATGATGTGCGTGAACGTCTATGCCGAGCTGATCGCCAGCATGACCATTCACCTGATGGAAAACGGAGAACACGGCGACGTGCGCGTCAAGGACGAACTGAGCCGCATGGTGGATATCACGCCGAACCCGCTGATGACCCATCAGAGTTTCATGGAGGCCGTCGTGCGCACGCTGATGACCGAGGGCAATCAGGTGACCTTGCCCGTCTTTGCGGGTGGGCTGCTGATGCGGCTTGATCCCGTGCCGCCCTCGCGTGTGGCCTTTGTGCCGGAAGGGCAGGGCTACCGAGTGAGCATTAACGGCGCGTCGCTCGCGCCGGACGAAGTGATTCACTTTGCGCTGAATCCCGATCCGGAATATCCGTGGCGCGGCGTGGGCTATGAGGTGGCACTTTCCGACGTGGTGCGCTCCATTCGGCAGACGCAGGCCACGCGGCAGGCGCTGATGGAATCGCCTAAGCCGTCGATCATCGTCAAAGTGGACGGCCTGACGGAAGATATGCAAAGCCCGGAAGGACGCGCGAAGATCGCCGACAAGTATATCAGCGACAGCGAGAACGGGCGGCCGTGGATCATCCCGGCGGAGAGCATGAAGATCGAGCAGATCAAGCCGCTGACGCTTTCGGATCTGGCCATCGACAAGAGCCTTGAGCTGGATAAGCGCAGCATCGCCGCCATGTTCGGCGTGCCGCCGTTTCTGGTGGGCGTGGGCGAGTTCAAGGCCGACGAGTTCAACTGGTTTGTCGCCAACCGCCTGATGCGTGTGGCCCGCGTTATCGAGCAGACGCTCACCCGCGCGCTGCTGCTTTCGCCGTCGCGGTATTTCCGCCTGAACAGCCGCAGCCTGACCAACTACGATCTGGATAAGTGCATCAGCGCGGGCCGCGAGATGGTGGATCGCATGGCGATGACCCGCAACGAGTGGCGCGACTGGGTCGGCCTGCCGCCTTCGCCTGAGATGGAGGATATTCTCGGTCTTGAAAACTATATTCCGGCCGACAGGCTGGGCGACCAGAAGAAGCTGGTCGGTCATGAAGAGGGGGAAGAACAGCACGAAAACCAAATGGCAGACCCGCAGCCTTCCGGCGACGTTTAACGCGACGGAGACGGACGGCCAGCGGCGGATTGAGGGCTATTTTGCCACGTTCAGCGGCGTGTACGACATGGGCGACGGCTTCACCGAGCAGATCGACCCGCACGCGTTTGACGATCAGCTGAGCGGCGACGTTCGCGCGCTGATTGACCACGATACCCGGCTGGTGCTTGGCCGGACGCGTGCCGGAACGTTGACCCTGCGCGTGGATGAGCACGGCCTTTGGGGCAGCATTGCCGTCAACGAGGGCGATCAGGACGCGCTGAACCTGTATGCCCGCGTGCAGCGCGGCGACGTGAGCCAGTGCTCCATCGGGTTTGATATCACCGCGGAAGAACAGATCCAGCGCGACAGCGGATGGCATTTCACCATTCGCCGCTTGACGCTCTACGAGGTGAGCGTCGTCACCTTCCCGGCGTATGAGGATACGGGCGTGGAGGCGCGCTGCAAAAGCGCAAAAGCCATGCGCCGCCGGGCGCTGGAACAGTGGAAACAGGACATGAAAGGGAGGATTCATCATGGCACTCAGAATGATTCTGAACAGGCGTAAGCAGGAACAGACCCGCGCGCGCCTTGCGGACGTCGGCAAGAAGGAGGCGGAGCTTCGCGCCCGCCGCGCCGCGCTCAAGAAGCGCGAGGACGAACTGGAAAAGGCGCTCGACGAGCTGGACGACGCGGCCAGCGAAGCGGACAAGCAGGCCATCGAGGCCGAAACCGATCAGTTTACCGCCGACGATACCGCGCTGACCGAGGAAGAGCAGCAGGTCAAACAGGATCGCATGGAGGCGGAAAAGGAGCTGGCCGATCTGGCGAAAGAGATGATCGAGCTGGAGGCTCAGCAGACCGCCGTCGAGCAGGCCGCAGCCGATGAGGAACCGGATTCGGCGGACGATGAGGAGGAGGAAAACAGAAGCATGAACAAGAGGATGACCCGCAGCCGCCGCTTTGACCGCATGAGCGGCCAGCAGCGCAGTGCGATTGTGGCCCGCAGGGAAGTGAAGGATTTCCTGACCCGCGTGCGTGCCATGAAGGGCCAGACGCGCGCGGTGACGGGCGCGGAGCTGCTGATCCCGACCGTGGTGCTCGATCTGGTGCGCCCGAAGGTCGAAGAGACCAGCAAGCTGATGAAGCACGTCCGTGTGCGCCATGTGCCGGGCAAGGCGCGCCAGAACGTGATGGGCACGATCCCCGAAGCGGTCTGGACGGAGATGGTCGCCAACATCAACGAGGTGGCGTTGGCCTTCAACGGCGTGGAGATGGATGGCTACAAGGTCGCGGCCTATGTGCCCGTGCCCAACTCCATTCTGGAAGATGCGAGCGACGTTGCGCTGGCCAGCGAGATCATCGACGCGCTGGGGCGCGCCATCGGCCTTGCGCTGGATAAGGCGATTCTCTACGGCACGGGCACGCGCATGCCGCAGGGCATTGTGACCCGCCTCGCGCAGACCGCCAAGCCGTCCGACTATTCCGACGATGCGCGCGCGTGGGATGATCTGCACGCCAGCAACATCGTTTCCATCGCCGCCAGCAAGAAGGGCGTGGCGCTCTTTCAGGAAATCATCACCGCCAGCGGCAGCGCGAAGGGCAAGTATGCCAGCGGCGAGCGCTTCTTCGCGATGAACGAGGTGACCTTTAACAAGCTTCAGGCCGAAGCGCTCAACATCAACGCGGCGGGCATGATGGTCTCCGCGATGGAGCACACCATGCCGGTGCTCGGCGGCGCGGTGGAAGAGCTGGAGTTCATCCCCGATAACGTCATCATCGGCGGCTATGGCGAGCTGTATCTGCTCTGCGAACGCGCCGGAACGGATATCGCCGTCAGCGATCAGTATCGTTTCATCGAGGATCAGACCGTCTACCGTGCGACCGCCCGCTACGACGGCATGCCCGTGATCGCGGAGGGTTTTGTCGCCATCGGCCTGAACGGCGTGACCCCGGCCGCCGACGCGGTGACCTTCGCTGAGGATAAGGCGAACAAGGCCGACAGCAAGGTGTAAACATGAACATTGCGGATGTGCTTTCGCTGGTTAAAATCCGCCTGAACCGCCCGCCGGGCGATACGGCGCTGGATGAATATTTCACCAGACGCATTGAAGCCGCCAGCGCCAGGCTCGAAAAGACGGGGATTCACCTGACCGGGGGCGCGGACGACGTGATGTTCCTTGTGGATTACACCGTTTGGCAGTATCAGAACCGCGATAAGCCGGGCGATATGCCGGACTGGCTGAGGCTTGAGCGGCGGGAAAGGTGGCTGGCGGATTGATTCTGGACAGGGGAATCGCGGAAATCTATGCCCGCAGCAACGCTGCGCCGAAGGGCGAAAAGCCCGTCTGGGCAGAAACCCTGCGCTTTCGCAGCTGGTACGCCGAACTGAGCTTTGAAACCTCGCCCGTCTGGCAGACGGAACGGCGGCTTTCGCAGAAGACGGACGCGCGCATTCGGATCGCTCAATGCAGGGCTATCCGGCAGGGCGATACCGTGCATCTGGACGGCCGCGTTTATACCATCGCCCGCGCATATCATGGCACGGACGAGGAAAGCGGCGAGAATATCACGGATTTGACGCTGGAAGAGGTGAGCACGTCATGACCCTTGCGGATATCAAGGCGCTGGTGCTTGCGGCTGATCGCGACGCCTGCGCTTACGAGAGCGACAGCACCGGGAAGGATTACACCACATGGCAGCCCCTCTGGCCGATGAATCTGTTCGTCGATAACCGCTGTGCGGACGGCTGGCATTTCGTCATCGACCGCTTCACCCGCATGCAGGATGACCCGGTGACCGCGAACATCCGCGCCGTGCTGGATGACGCGCCCGGTGTGGCCTACGCGATGGAAATCGACTATGAGCGGGACACGGGCTTTATCCACATCAGTTTCACCTGTGACGGGGTGTGACATGGCGCAGTTTACGACGGAAGGCATCGACAGCATTGCCGATGAAATGGCGTGGCTCGGCGAAGCGGCGGGTGAGACCGCCGATGAAATGCTGCTGGCCGGGGCGGAAGAAGTCAAACGGGCGTGGCAGGAGACGGCGGAGCGGCATGGGTATCGTGACAGTGGCGACATGATCGAGTCGATTGGTTATGCGAAAGCGCCTAAAGCGTTGGACAGCGGAAAGATGATTGATATCTATCCAAAGGGAACAGATCGCAAAGGCGTTCGCAATGCTGAAAAGGCGTATCTGCTGCATTACGGAACGAGTAACGATGCAAAAGCCAAGAAGCGTCGGGCAGCACGCCAGAAAGCGAAAGGCAAAGCAAACGCGACGGGCGAGCTTTCTCATCTGCGGATGGGCACACATTGGGTCGATGAAGCGGAGCGGGAAGCGTTGCCGCGCGTGCAAAAAGTTTTCGAGGACATCTGGGACAAGCATTTGAAGGGAGGATGAACCCATGGCATTTGTCGGCCTTTTGTATGCCGTCGCCGCACCGATTCAGACGGAAGCGGACGGGCAGGCCATCACCTATGGCAAGGGACAGGTCATCGGCGGCATGATGACCGCTGAAATCAGCTACACGCGCAACAGCAACCCGCTCTATGCAGATGATCGCGTCATGGAAGAGGATAACTCCATCACCGGCGGCACGATCAAGATGGGCGTGGACGACGTGAACGACGACGCGCGCGTGATGATGCTGGGCGACGTGAAGGAAGGCGACGCGGGCGAAGAGGTCTACCACGAGACGGGCGAAAGCGCGCCCTACGTCGGCACGGGCTATATCCGCGTGCGCCGCAAGGACAACAAGACGAACTATATCGCCTACTGGGTGCATAAGGCGATCTTTGGCATCGGCACGGAAAGCGCCAAGACCAAGGGCCAGAACATCGAATGGCAGACCCCGACGCTGGAGGGCAGCATCATGGGTGTGAAAAACAACGCCGCGCTGCAAACGCGATTTCGGGAGCGCCGCACGTTTACAAAGGAGAGCGAGGCTCGCACGTGGCTCAACAAGAAAGCGGGGATTGAAGCGTGATCGAAATTCAGGTCGGCAGGCGGACATTCCCGATTCGGTTTGATCTGGGCGCGTGGATGGAGGTCGACGAGCGCTTCGGCAGCCTTGAGCAGATGGAAGCAGACAAGACGGTGAAAGCGAGAATCGCCTGTCTGGCCATCTTTGCCCG